CTACCTAATTTATACTAACTAAATATTATTACTAATTATACTTAATTTATACTAACTAAATAGGGTCTCTCAATGTTACATTCTAATTACAAAAGTTAAAAATAATTAAAGTGTACTGTTAAATACATTGAAGAGGCCTGCTGTACCGAAATTTCCCATACCTGGGTATCCGGCTGGAACAATGTCACCTAGCATTGGTACCAGAAAATGAAATGAAAAATCATCTCCTGCAGATTTAAAGACATATACATCATCATCCGTGGGAACTGATAATCGAGTAGATACTCTATATGCTATGTCCTCTTGAGCTGCATAAGTGTTATTTGCTCCAAATGCTTTGTCAGAGTACCATGGAACTTCAAGCTCCACCACAGGATTTGTTACAGATGAAATAGCCGTTCCTGAGTACAAAGTACTAGGAGCTCCAGTGATCAAGCATCTTGGATAAATGTTTGTACCATATTGTGCTATTTTCAATCTAATAGATCCACGTCTAAATAGGAAAAACTTTCCAATTTTTTCAAGACCAGGATACACAGAATGAGAATGATCAAGATTATAGTATCCGTTAACCTGATATGCTAAAAGAGCTGGAGTTACAGTTGAAGTGAACGGAGAACAATCTGGACTATATCTATGAATGATTTCACGAAAAGTTCTATATTGTTCTCCATATAACAATCCCTTCTCTGAATATCCTGTAATAGAACTATGAAATGCATCAAAATCCCTTGAGAAATCTGCCCTTGGATTGGATTGTAAAATAACCGTATCCAAATATCCACCCCAAGTGAAATCAGAAGCCGCAGCTTTATAAGTGACTATCCAAATGGGAGTGTTTAATGTGTTATCAGGTTGGTTATATGACAATACAGTCACATACAATCCAGTAGTCTGGGTTTCCGCAAATTCAGTTGCAAAACCTTTTTGCATATATGGCAATGTAAAGAAAACATTAGTATCTCCTTGAACATCCACTACTTTATGATAACAATTAGCCCAATTAGTAGCTGGAGTATCTGTTTGATTTAACCAAAATACTAATCTTACTGAGTGGTATTTAGAAGCTATGATGTATAACCCTACTTTTGTAGACCCTGCATAATATGCAAACAAAGAGTTGACATTATCTTGATAGTCACTACCTGCTGGGGAAGTCAACAATTGAGTTGTAGATCCTACAGAACTATAAAGAATTCCAAGTATATCACTTAATTGAGGAGTGCCTGCTACATATAATAACTCCATTTCATCTATACTCTGTCCCCCAACATTTGGAACTGTTGAAATTCCATTTGTAGGACAAAAACCAAGTTTAGGAGCCAAATCTAATCCCTCCCCTTGATTAATATCTACATAAGGGTTGATTTTACCAACTTGAGTCATGGCAGTAGTAGTTGGTTTACTTAAACCAATACGTTTAAATATAGAAGAAGCTGGTTTAGCAACACTATTAAACATCTCAGCATATGGTGAAAGAAATGGAACAGTGCTAACAGCAGAAGCTATATCTGACATAGTGTTAAGTGCACCGGAAATCACTCCTCTAGAGGATTTCTTATCAGCCTCTTTACCATTTTTACTAAATGAAGAAGTGAGTGTAATAGGCAAATACAATTCAGCATCAATGAACTGTGCTGTGACGAATATCATAGCAGAACAGGCTGCATTGGTCATTACATTTGTCAGTCCAATTATCACAGAGACGTCTACTTGAGCCAATTGTCCGCTAAGAAAATGTCGTATATCCAAAACTCTGTCCTTACAAATGAATGGAATATCAAATGTTGCAGCATCAGATGCACTAGCTGAAATAATCATATGAGGAAGTGCTGATTTAGCAGTTACAGTAGAGTTGGGTACAAACGTACTTTCACTAGGATATGGTAAAAAATTTACCATACAAGCTCCATATAGAAATTGATTTGCTACAACTCTAAATGTCATTCTAATAGAGCCTCGAAAAAATCGATAATCCTGCAATCTATTTGCAATATATTCCTGTGCAAAAAGAACATCTGGAAATAGATAAGTGGCTAAGATATCATCTCGTCCACTAGTGGAGTTCCATGTGATTTGACCTAATGGAAACTCTCTATCTAAGGACTTATCTACCTTGAAAGCCTCCATATTAAAAGACTTATAGGGATCTTGAATCATTTCAGAATTGACTGTTTCATGAGTTACCTCTGATACATCATAATATTCACCTAACTGCACTCCTTGTGTAGCTGATGGTTCTGCTGTGGCACGAGCACTAAATTCAGTGTTCTTCGTGGTTGTAATTTGATCGGTTTCAGGTTTAAGAAACTGCGAGATGCCAAAAGGCATGACTTTTGATTGTTTGGATTGTAACTGAAATTGGGCAGCTGTTTGAAATCCTTCATAGTTTCTATTATAAATAGTGAAATATGGTAACACTAATCTTTGTTTGATACTGCGAATTAAATTCTCATCCTCGAGATTTTCCTCAATCCACTTTGCAAATTCTCCGCAAAAGTTAACGAAAAAGGTGCGTCCAAAATGGAAAATCTCTGTTACTAAAGACTCAATAGTTGATATGAGTACTTCATAATCTATCTTAGATCCATTAGTCCAATAAGTGGACTCTACTATTATGGATAGTTCTAGTGGTGCACTCTTGTAAGGAAAATGACCATTAGTTGTAAAAGATCTACCTAAATATCTGATAGTTTCCAAAGTATCATGTGGATCTACATCTTTCTTAGAAAAATGTGTATATTCCATATTAAAATACTTTTTAAAATGAGGCTGAAAGTCACTAACTCGTAAACCAGATGTCATTGTAGTTAAAACATTATCATCTCCATAAACTATGATATTCCAAGTAGTTGGATCCATATTAAATTCTTCTGTAAGAATAGTATACCACATAACTAATTGACACAATGAATTATACCATGATGTCCATGGATTTCCAGAAGGATTTCCATCATTCACCTGATAAATAAAATCATCATTAATTCTAGTAGCATGGTATATATGTTCAAATAATAGTGATCTAACCCTAGCATTTATAGGACCATCATCATACCATGTGTTAGCAAACATTAACACTACTTCGCCAACAGCACGAGGAACTATCCCATCATAATTTGAAAAATCTCCAGCTATTACAGAACCAGCGGTTTTTGACAATCGATTATATATAATGGTCCAATCTATAGAATGTGGATTAATACCAACAGATATAGGTTTTTGCACACATTGTGATTGCATATATTCTGTTAATTTACCAAAATACTTGCGTGTTAATAACAAAAAGTGTAAAGGACAAGATGCAAATAGTCTAGTTTTACCAGCTTCTACAAAAGCTACCTCACGTCTCTCAGCTTTTAATACATCAGCCCATATTACTTCAATCTGTATGCCATTACGTAAATCACTTTCATATCCAAATAATAGTTGTTCTAATTCTGGAGTCCACTCTATCAAACATGTCTCATCATCGACTGTAATCCAAGGACTCTTCCCTTTTTTCTTACTAAGACAATAAGGATATCCAGGAGATGTTCCTGCATTAACAGAAGTAAAATTCTCTCCAGTGCCCTTAATAACTTCATAAAATTCTAACAACCTTTTATCCTCTTGTGAAGGATACATGGATAATAACCAATCGATCGATCCTTCTGAAACATACAATACATTAGTATATTGTTGGTGTAACTTAGCGACTCCGCGAAGGTATGGATCTATGACTTGATCATTTCTAGTGAATGAGGTGAGGTGAACCGGAATAAATGTTGGTTCTCCTCTCCATCCATATAATATAGAAGGTTTCATAGTATGTCTCGTTGGCTTATGATAAGCTTCAGATTCTGGCACATTCCTGAGTATTGTGTGTGGAAAACCACTCATAGTACTCTGCAACTCCACCACCTGTTCTTCGACGTCTGATCCACGTATAAGTGATTTAATTAACTCTTGAGTTATAGGAGTAGCCAGACCCAAATGAGATGACCCACGGATTCTAGCACCTACATGCATGCCAACAATCAAAGGTCTATTTTGTTTACCTTGTATCACAACTATTGATCCAGAATCACCTTTAGTTGTTCTAGATAGATAATTAAGTTGAGATTCAAACTCAAAAAAATGCCCTTCAGATTGGTATACTACACGTTCTACTCCTCCACATTTAATCACTGAGATATAATCATGCTCTCCACTATTCGAAGTACGGACTATTCTCATAGGAGTTCCTTCAATAATAGGTGTATGCACTGCAGTGGTAGGAAGAAATTTTAACAATGCTTTTGGCAACTGATTTCCAGCAGGTATCTTAAATAATGAAATATCTAATCCATCTGCCATTCTAATGAAATCAAAATCATCAAAATAGTAAAGTCTACCTTCCATTTTTATCATATACGTACAATCCATTCCATTGGTCAAAAAGAAATGCGTTGGTGTTATAAACCATCCATCTTCCATATGACTACATTGAGCAGAATTATAAAAGTCATTACCTTCATCATCAAACCAACGTGCTACAACTAAAGCTGTACTAGACATCAATTTAGGAAAAGATTGATCATAGTTGGATACTGGAAAAACATCTGATCCATTTTGCACCTCAACATCAGCTTTAAAATCCATAATTTTAGGCTTTCTAACCGTGACATTTCGCTTCTGCAATCTACCAGTTTTAGCTCCTTTAGCCCATGAAGAATTAGGACAGAAAAACTCTGTTTCCTCATCCTTTTTACCACTTATAAAGAATACATAAATTGCAATTAAAGTTGATGCAGATAGTGCGGCTATGAATAACGTTAATATCACACCTCTCCATTCTAGATTATTGTACCATTCTAAAATACCTCTCTGAATATCTTTCTTAAGCCATACTAAAGAGATATTTCCCTCAGGAGTACTCTTAAGAGATTCTGTTTGTATAATAGTGTTGTTCATAAAATCATCCAACTGATCAGGAGAGGGAGCTCTATATCTCAATTGTTGGATCTTATGCTTACGCATAAGTCTAATAAGTTTAATAAGTTCTCTCAAATCAATTACCTTTCCATTATATTCTGGATATGCTATACATTGGTCTACTGTAAATGTCTGATTCTCAGGAAATATACTCGAGATGGGATCATTTCTAATAACTACCAAGTGTAATCTTCTAATGAATGCTTTATTTTCAGTTAATCCTAATTGCAAATTACTCCTTAAAATAGACTTATCAGTTAAGTTTGTTGTCATAAATACATAATCTGAATCATAATACGTACAACCTTTTTCCTCTAATGAAGCCATATTCAGTGGGTAAGAAGCAGTGTTGACTAAATTTATAATCTCCTGTGCTTCTGCTGCTCTATCTTCCTTATTCTCAGTTTTAAACATATCATCAATTTCTGTAAACTTTTGATTTGCATATCCAGACCAGAATTTATCAACAAAATTACAAGTATAAACTTGTTCAGTACGAAGTGCTTCTATACTTGCTAATCCTTCTTGATAATCTAAGTGGACAATCATTCTTTCTATGAATTTCACAGATGCAGACTTACCAGATCCAGGACAACCTAAAAACATAACTGAAGTTGGTTCTATTCTCTCATTTCTAGCACCGTTGAGGGACTTAGAAGCTTGATATATAACATCAAACTTCTTACTTTGAGAAACAAAATAACTAGTCTTATAATTAGGTAATGTTTGATACAAAGGGTCACGTCTAATACTTTCTATTTCATTATAAATAGACCAAATAGCATTAGCATGTTCTCTTTGAACTCGAAGAGAAGGACTCATAAGGTCATACTTATGTATATCATCAAAGCACTGTTCAATTCTAGTCATATAAGACATGAACTCAGGACAAAAAGGATCCATTCCAAAAAATGTTCTACATACAATAGAAACTATAGATTTAAATAAATCAGCACTAGATTTAGTCATCGAGGATGCGTTTTTAACAAACAAAAATTTCTGATTCATCTCAGAAATATATCGTGAACTCCAACCTGATAAACCAGCGCTATGAAGTAACCCGTCTACAGTTTCTCCAATACCAGAGTGTAATTCTACATCATCTCGTGTTGGTAATGGTAAACCAGCAGCATATGCATCCATATCCTCATTAAACTGTGTTGCATTTCCATATCTAACTTGACCAGCAAATATATATTGAACTCGGGCACTAGGATCAAATCGAGTTTTTATCATCTTGATCATATCTCCTATATTATTCCAATCTGTAATACCCAAATTGATAAAATGTCCATACGTTGCATTATATTGATTCTTAAAGGCAAGATTTATAATTTGAAATATGCTATTAAGTCTAACCATGGTTAATTTATTCGCATCTTTAGAAGCCCATTCAACTGGAGAATATAAAAAACCTCTCCACGATCTACGTGCTTCATCAATTTGATCGTTAACAGTCTCCTGTGCTCTTCTAATGCCAAACCGTATAAGAGCTTGGTTTATATATATCCAAACACTCATACGTATAACCGTATATAGTGTGCTTAGAGAAAACCAAGGTCTCACTCGTTCCATCCATGTATTATTCTGCAATTCAAATTCTTCTTCTTGCCAATAATTATTTCTTTGGTTCTTTTCTTCTCTGGAATTATAGATGGCTCTAACTTTATCCTTACGTTTTAATTTAGCTTTCACACAATATGCGGCATTTCCATTCAACTGATCCTCAAACTTGAGTGCTAACTCATTATAAATCTGATCACAAATTAGTTCTCGTTTCATGCCAGTCAAAAATAACGCCTGGATATCAGGACTTCTCATTCTTTCAGTGAATTGTTCTATTCTGATTTTCTTTGCAACCTTTTTCTCAGCAACAGTCATATTATGATAATTACAAAGCATCCTTATGAATTTCAAAGCTTTATTACGCAATTCTTCAATTAAAGATCTTAATACCATACATAATTTCTTCTTATTATCAGAATCATAACCATAAAAATCTGGAGGCAAATATGGCACACACCATGATAAACGCTTCAAATCTTTTTCCTTATTCCATAAAGTATTAGCAGGAGGAAGATAAAATTTCTTTTGAAAAAATTCAACTATTTCATCTTCACTCTTATTATCCACAAGCAAGTTCTTAACTGTGGATCTAATCTTGCCTTCTCCCCAAGAATTATTTTTAGATGCTTCTTTAAGAAAATGTAACACACCTTCAGAGCTAATAGTAATATTATGTACCACTAAGTTAGGCTCTCCAATAAATATTCTAGGATTTCTTTTAAAAGAAGAAGTACCAGCAACAATTACTTTAGGATCAAGTCTATACATATCAATCAATAATTGCCTTAAAGGTTCAATACCGTCTTGTGTATGCCATGTTTGACTCACCACTTTAACTCTCCTTAAGTGTTCAGTATGCTCAATCGCTTGCGTAGAAGTTTTAATATCTGGTGTATGTTTCAACATAGAACCTATTACCTGAGGAACTTGATCCCAAGAAATCCAACGTAAAAACTTACTAAGGTTTCGTTGTGCTCCAGTTTCTGGATCTTTAAATGTCTTCATATCAAATACATTACCTGTCAAGTTATGAGCTATATTGATATCTCTCATACTAGATTTCTTGGGTTTAAACTCCATTGGATCATCTTTAACCCATCCCACTGTCTCAGGATCTTCTCCTTTCCTTAATTTGATAGATTTGTTAACTTTACTTTTCTTACCACTTAACTCCCAATCTCTTTCAAGGTCTTTTGACTTACCTTTCTTTGATTGAAGTTCAATATTTCCTTCCATAAATACAACTCGATGTCTATCTCTACCATACAATCTATACACATGAACTAAACACACACAAATATCTACTAAAACATTTTTGACTAAATCTACTATATATACAGAATTACGAAAAATATACAATGCTGGTACGATTATTAACATCGCCATAATATATAAAATTACATATACGCTTAATTTGTAATTATATAAAATGTAGACTAATAAATCTAATCCAGTTTGCAATGTGTTAAGGTTGCAACTATCGTGCTCATTCAACATTGCCAAGTAACGCTCGTCGCTCCATTGGAGCAACATAAAAGTGGTAGTTACGATAATTAACCACACTCTAAACCAAAGACCAAACACAACTACTGTGCTTAGTACCCACCGCCCGTAGAGTCCAATTAATAGACTCACTGATTTGAAAATATTTTCAACAGGAATATCAGCTACGGAACGTGATAACATTATGCAAGACCTATAAGGCATGAACCTAATGGGGTTTCCATCAGTGCAAATTTTCACGTATCGTTTGTTCATAAAATAACCTTTCGGGGTTAAAGACCTATAATGCTTATTTAATTCCAACTCAGGCACATTCGCAAGAGTATTGAGATGTTCACTTGTTTCCAACTCATTCACATTCACAT